CGCCTTCGACGCGTGCCGTTCGTTGTGTCAGCGCTACACGTTACCGGCGGTGGCTGAGCACTTTCGCGGTATCCTGAATCAGATCGTTCCCAGATCATCATGCGTCGCCTGATCCAAACGTACGACACGTGTCTCGTCGCCTCGACGGTGCCGCCGGTGACGGTGGAGTATGCACGGCGGCATATCAAGGCGCTGACCGTGACGGATGACGTGATGATCGCGACATGGATCGAAGCCGCCGCGCAGTTCTTCCGCAGCCAGACGGGCCGAGAGATCACGAACGCGACGTACGAGTACTGGCTCGACGAAGTCCCGTCGGATTACGGCGCGGTGCAGCTCGGAGGCTCGCCCTACCGGATCCAGTTGCCGCACCCGCCGCTGCAGGAAGTCGTTAGCGTGATGTACACGAACGAGGACGGTGACTCCGTCTCGTTCGACGATGGCGACGTGCCACCGGTAGCCCTCTACAGCGTGTTAAACCCGCAGGGCACATTTGCGGAGCGTGGCTGGGTCGAGCCGAAGTTCGGACAGGTGTGGCCGACGACACAGGCGCAGTCGGGAGCGCTGCGGATTCAGTACGTGGCCGGCTATGGGTCGACGGTTGAGGACGTGCCGGCGCTGATTACCGGGATCATCTGTTACATGGTGGAGCACTACTCGAAGAACCGCGGGGCGGTGGCGGATCAGTCGCGAGGGTCGTTGTCGAAGGTGCCGCTTGGCGTGCAGTCAGCCCTCGACGAGTTCCGGTATTCCGCGCTGCCGACAAAGCGGCCGAGGACGGACCTATGGCCCTAGATACCGGCTCGCTGGTTCACTGGTTGACCTTGGAACGTCCAGGTGCGACGACACCGGATGGCGATGGCGGCTATACGCAGACGTGGGAGTCGTTGAACCCGTCGCGGGCATGGGCCTCGATCGAAGCGGCGACACAGCGCGCCCTTGAGCGTTTGGTGTCGAATACGGTGACGGTGCAGGCGACACATATTGTGCGCATGCCCTATCACCCTGATCTAGACGAAACGTGCCGGATCTCATGGGTCGATCGCGCACGGCGCACCCATACGGCGAACGTCACGGATGTGACGGACGTCGACCAGATCGGCGAGGAATTAATCGTACTGTGCGTGGAGCCTCCTGTATGAGCACCTTAGTAGAAACTCGTGTCGATGCCATCATGCATGCCATCAACCAGACGATCGAGCGCGAGCGTGCGACGTCGGATCAGGGGTGCTCAGCGCTGGCGAATGCACTTCTGGCTAAGCTGGTCAACTGTCGCAAGGATCCGCGCGTGCGAGCTGACGTGTCAAACCAGATGCGCAGATTGGCGGCGAAGCTCCTGGAACTGGCGGCGGCGCAGGATGATACGGCCGATCGGATCTTGTCTGACATTACAAGCGCTACGAAGCATTGACATGGCGAGCGGATTCACGTGGCAAGGTCTCAACGAACTCCGGGAGGCGCTCGCGAATTTACCGGATCATCTGGCTGTCGAGGCTGCTGCGATTATCGAGGAGACGACCGCGTCGGCTGAGGCTGAAGCCGCGTCTGGATATGCCGGATCGCAGCGTGCGGCCAAGATGGCGAGAAAGCTCCGACATACGGTTGTCAGGGATGGCGTGTCTATCACAGGTGAAGTGCGGAATTCATCCAAGCTCGCGTACATATTCGAGAATGGCACGCAGGCGAGGCACACAGATTTCGGCGTGGATCGCGGGTCGATTCCTCCCGCGCATGTGTTCATCCCAACCATGCAGCGATGGCGGAATCGGATGTACGAACGGCTCAAGGACATGATGGTCCGAGAAGGACTGCTGGTCTCTGGCGATGCCGGATAGTTCCGCGATCGACGCGGCCATTCTGGCCAAACTGGTCAACGACGCCACGCTGGCATCGCTGTTACCGGATGGCGTGTGGATGGATGAGGCGAGTCAAGGATCGACGCGGTTCGTGATCGTGTCGCTTGTTCAGGAGTTCGATCAGGGCGTGTTCGGCGGTCGTGCGATCGAAGACGCCGTGTATCTGGTGAAGGCCGTCGAGAAGAGTGCGAGCGGCGTGAACATCAAAGCGGCGGCGGCGCGGATTGACGTGCTGCTTGAGGACCAGAGTCTGAGTGCCACCGGTTATACCTGGATGTCGACGGTGCGCGAAGAGCGAGTCCGGTTCACGGAAGTCGATGAGATCGATCCGTCGATTCGCTGGCAGCATCGCGGTGGGCGATACAGGATTCAGTTCAGCGTTGGATAACGACATGACGTAGTACGAACTTCCGAATCAGCTAGGAGGCATCCGAATCCGCGTGAGGCTCACGCGGCTGCTGATTCGACAAGAGCCGCCGGGAAGAAGCCGCCCGACTGTTCGCGCCAACGCGCGAGGAGTTGTGGCGGCTTTTTCTTTTGGCGGCTGACCCAAGGGCAACGCGGCGCTGTAAACGAGTGGCAATAGAGGAGAAACGTAGATGGCGATTCTGTCAGGACGAACCGGCGCAGTGAAGTACGACCCCGTGCCGGCGAGCCCGGTATCGGCGACCACGATCATCTCGCTCAACACCTTCAAGCTGTCGCTAAAGACGGACTACGAGGAAGTGTCCTGCTTCGGGGATACGAACAAGGTCTACATCCCCGGCCTGCGCGACATCTCCGGCACGTTCGGCGGGTTCTGGAACTCGGCCGAACTCACGCTGGTTCACGCGTCTGCGGCGACGACGCCAGGCGCACTCCAGCTCTTCCCGAACACGACGGAAACGACGTTCTACTTCGAGGGCACGGCGTACCTCGACATGGACCTCGATTGTTCGTTGGCGGCGCCGAAGGTGACAGGCAACTTCCGCGCGGCCGGTCCATGGAGCACACCGTAACAGGGGCGCGGCGCGTCTCGATCGAAGGGCCGCCGGTCGCACTCAAAGGGCCAGCCTTTCACCGGATCAGTCTCCGTGGTGAGAAGGCTGCGCTCCTGTGGGGGTATCACGAGGCGGCGGTCTTTCGGTCTTGGCGGATCTGGAAAGGTCCGCAGGGTTGGCAGCTCTCAGGGACGCTGGCGCGTGTGGATAACTTCCAGTCGCGTCAGCGGCCGCTCATGTTCTCGGCGGCACGCGAGAAAGGGATGTGGTGTTGGGGCGTAGAGAAAGTCGAGATCCACGGGTCAAGTATTCGGGCGTACCTCGGGGAACCAGAAAACTAAGGGGCGTGTGCAATGGGTCGAAGTCGTGTCGTCACTCCTGACAGGAAGAGACTGTATCTCGTCGACGTCTACAAGCGGGCTCACGAGGATCTCCTCAAACAAACGAAATTCCCGGACACGTCGCTGCCACGGAAAGCTACTCCGGCAGAGATCGCAGCCTCGCTCGCCGACATCGCGCAGGCTGAAGCCGACGGCGAGTGGATTGAGGTCAAGAAGCGCCTCAATGCCGGCGAACAAGACCAGATTTTTATCGACATGGTGAAGAACGGCGAGACCGTGGCCGGCGAGAAGCCGACGCTCGATCTGCGCAAGGTGACGACGAGCGAGGTCATGCAATACCTCCTCAATTGGTCGCTGATCGATCTGGATGGACGACCGCTCGAAGTCTCTGTCGAGTCGCTGAACTCGTGCGATGCGGAGACGAAGGCCGAAGTGCGGGCCGCCGTTCAGTACCACGTCGAGACGATCGAGGCTGAACGGGCGGCACGAAAAAACAACCTGGCTGGAGGGCCGTTGTCGCCAGCGACCTCCGACTTGCCATCCGAATCCACTGGCGACTTAGTTGGGTCCGCGAACTAGATCCGGACGAGAAGCAAGTCCTTATCGAGTTGCTGAACGAGGACGACGAGCGCGCACGACAACAGGCTGAGAACCCAGACATCGATCCGGAGTTGTTCTAGACACAGATGCCTATTACTGGACGCTTCGAGGCTGACTTCACCAAGTTTCTCGATGCCGTGCGATCTGCTGAGGTCGCACTCGTCGACATGGATAAGGGTGCGGCTGGCGTTTCGAAGCGATTGGAAAACTTGACGGTCTCATTCTCGGGTCGTCGGGTGATCCAAGAAGCGACATTGATGTCTGACGCGTTGGAGCGGGCCGGCGGGACGTCGAAGCTAACAGCCTCAGAACTCGAACGTGTCGGAGCGAAAGCCGCCGAGGCCGCCGAGAAGTTGACGCGACTCGGGTACGACGTCCCGCCTGGAATCCAGAAGCTCGCTGACGAGACGGCTCACCTGCGCGAGAAGAACGACGATGCTGGCATCTCTGTCACGAAGCTCGTCGAATCCTACCTGACGGCGCAGGCCATCATCGGCGGCCTGAAGGCGGTCTTCAATGCCCTGACGGGTGAAATCTCGCGCTCGATTACCGCAGCGTCGGAGGCCGAGAAGGCGCACAACCAGCTCGTTGCGGCGCTCAAGGCGCAGGGGACGGCAACGCCGGAAGTAGTCTCTGCCTTCGGCGAGTATGCGTCAGCCCTGCAGCGGTCGACGATTTATCAAGACGACGCAATCGAATCTGCTGAAGCGCTGCTCGTGCTCGTTGGCAACGTCATGCCGCGAGACATGGAGAAGGCCCTGAAGGCGACGACCGATCTCGCATCGGGCCTCGGGAAGGATCTCAACGAAGCGGCACTGCTGGTTGCGAAGGCGGCCGAGGGAAACACGAACGCGCTGAAGCGGTCTGGCATCGTCATCGACGAGACGAAGGCCAAGGCTGAAGGGTTCGGCTATGTCCTTGACGAGATCGAGAAGAAGTTCAGCGGGCAAGCGGCGGCGCTCGCCGGGACCTATGAGGGTCGGCTGAAGCAACTCGGAAATACCTGGAACAACGTCGAGGAGTCGATCGGGCGCGTCATCACGCAGAACGCGACGGTCCTACGGGCCTTCGAGTTGATCAACGGCGTCATCGACCAGCAAACCGGAGAGCTCAAGGACAACGCGACGGCGACGAACCTCGTCTCTGAGGCGGTCATCCTTACCGTTAGGGCTTTCGGGTCGCTGGCAGAGGGTATCGACCTGGTTCAGACCGGCGGCGCCGGTTTCATGATCACGATCCGGAATATGGCCGCGGCGCTCGCGAATCTTGGGATTACGGCGATCAGTATCTCAAGGTATCTAGAACCAGGGGTGTTCAAGCTGGGCGGCGGGCAACAGGCGATCGATGCCTTGAAGAATGCGGTCGCTGAACTCGGCGCGCGGAACGAGTCGACGACGCAGCGGTCGATCGCGTTCGGGAACGCGCTGCAGGGCGTGGTTGCGCGCGCACGCGACTTAGCAGCTGATCTAGAGAAGACCAAAGGGAAAACGGTCGACCTCGCGAAGGGTACAGATACGGCGAAGGACGCCTGGGAACGATCAACAAAATCGATCGACCAGACGAAGGAGAAGACGCTCGAGTTCGCGACGACGATTGGCCTGCTTGACGGCGAATGGAACAAGGCAGCCGATGGCATCACGATCGCTGGCGATCACATCCATACGGTGATCCCGGTCTTCGCCGAACTCGCCCGCGGCCTCGATGGCGTGGGCGACAAGATGGAGCCGCTGAAGGCGAAGGTCCTCAGTTTTGCGACGACGGCGATCCCGTATATGCGGTCCTCGCTCCAAGCGTCCGAGACCGCGTTCGAGAAGTGGTTCGGGACGCTGGAGTCTGGCCTCAGCCAGCTTCCTCGGTTGCTTGAACAGGGCCTTACGGGTGGCGGTGGATTCAGCGGCGCACTCAAGGCGCTCACGGCCAATATTGGTGGCGGGCTTTTTGCGGCTGGTGGGCCTCTCAATTCGCTCGGGAACTCGCTGACGAAGTCGGCCTTCAGTATCTCAACGACATTTGGGAACGCGCTCGGTGCGGCCTTGCCAGGCCTCGGGTCGCTCATCGGCCCGGCCATCCAGGGGATCGCATCGTTGTTCGGCAAGATTTTCGGGAACCCGGAGAAACAGATCAACCCGCTCCGCGAGGCGTTCGTCCAGGCCGCCGGTGGGCTCGACGCGCTGAACATCCACGCTCATGCAGCCGGCGTCACGCTCGACGCCCTGCTCAATGCAAAGAACGCCGAGCAGTACAAGAAGGCCGTCGACGACCTGACGAAGGCGTTTGCCGCGTACGACCAACAGATCGAGAGTCTCAAGGGCGAGATCGCCGGCCTCCAGAAGTCGACCGAGGTTGACTTCAACAAGATGGCCGACATCGCGAAGAAGTATGGGGTCGGTCTAGAGAGCCTTGGTCCGAAGTTCCAGGCCGCGCAGATCGGCGCCTCGGCGAAGGGCATCATCGACGACTTCGACACACTGAACCGAGGCCTTGGGGACGTGGACGAAGCGTTGACGGTCATGCGGAAGCCGATCAATGACATCGTCAATGACTCGCTCAAGTTCAAGACGGCGATCCCTGAGAACTTCCGGCCGTGGGTTGAGCAGCTCCTCAAGACACACCAACTCATCGACGAGAATGGCGACGAGATCAAGGACCTTACAGACATCAAGTTCGGCGCTCCGATCGCGACCGAATTCGAAAAGGTTACGGACAAGATCGGTGAGCTCACAAAGAAACTCGACGATCTGATCAAGGCCCTTGGCAATATCAAGCCCGTCAAGATCGACGTCGGCTACAACTACGAGCCGTTCAATCCGCCGGATACAGGCGGAAAATTTGGCGCAGGTGTCGAGCCGATTCGGGCTGCTGGTGGGTTCGAGGGGAGGGTGACGCAGCCGACGCTCTTCCTCGCCGGAGAATCTGGGCCGGAGAACGTCTCGATCGGGAATAGCGGCGGTGGCGGCGGCACGCCAGCCTGGGCGAGCGAACTCCTTAGCGTCATGCGCGGGCTGCCGCGGATGCTCCGTGATGGTTCGATGGGAGCGGCGGTGTAATGGCCACGAACGTCGCGGCCTCGGCGAACGGCGGGACGGCGTCAGCCTCGTCTGAAGCCGGCGGGTTCGCCGCGACTAAAGCCAATAACGGCGACCGGACCGGCAGTAGCGGGTACTGGCAGGACAACACCGGGTATACCTTCGTCGACGAGTGGCTACAGATCGTTTTTAGCGGCAGCACGGCGATCAATGAGATCGACCTCTTCTGCGTCCAGGACAATTTCGCCTCGCCCTCGGCGCCGTCGCTGTCGATGCTCTGTACGCTCTACGGGCTGAAGGACTTCGAGGTTCAGTACTGGACCGGGACGGCATGGGCCGCTGTGCCTGGTGGGACGATTACCGGAAATACGCACGTCTGGGTCCAGTTGACGTTCGCGGCGATCACGACGACGAAGATCCGCGTCCTCGTGACGACAGCGCAGCTCGGGGACTACAGCCGGATCGTCGAGCTCGAAGCGTGGTCGGCGCCATCGGCCCCTGGCTCGCCCGGCTCGCCCAGCCCGGCCGATACGGCGACTGGCGTGGCGCTGGCGCCGACGCTGACGTGGTCGTCGTCCGGGGCGCTCTACTACGACGTGTATTTCGGGACGGCCGGCTCGCCGCCGCTAGTCAGTTCGAATCAGGTAGCGGCGTCCTATTCGCCGGTTGGGCTCTCGGCCTCGACAACCTATCACTGGAAGATCGTCGCGAAGAACTCCGGCGGGTCGACGACGGGCTCGGTCTGGGCGTTTACGACGGCGTCCGGGACGGCCCCCTCTGGGCTCGTCAAGCCGACGCTCATCATCGAGTCCGAGCTCTCTGGCGCTGATGCTGGCTGGACGGACATGACGCGCGACGTTCGGCAGGCGTTCGGGGTAAGGCTCAGGAAAGGGATGCAGGACGGATCGCCACAAGCCCTTGTCTCGCCGTCCGGAACTGCGTCGTTCGTCCTGAATAACAGCACGACGAATAGTGCGCACCTGCTCGGTTATTACTCGCCCTATCACGCGAACTGTCGAACCGGTTGGCGGAAGGGGATCAGATGTCGGATTCGGTTCCAGAACCCGAACACTGGCGCCTATACGACGCAGTTCGTCGGCTATGTCGATGCGATTGACCCGGTGCCTGGTCTCCGCGGGCCGCGCTATGTGCGCGTGACGCTCACAGACTGGTTTGACGAGCTCGCTCGGTTCGTGATCCCGCCCTCAATCGGAACGCAGATAGAGCAGACGTGGGATCAGATCCTGACGGCGATCATTGCCGAGATGTCGATTCAGCCGACCGCGACATCCTTCGACGTCGGCTCTGAAGTGTTCCCGTATGCACTCGATACGGTCGCGGGCTCGAAGCAGTACGGCCTTGCGGAGGCCGTGAAGTTGGCGCAAAGCGAATACGGGTTCTTCTACGAGAAGGGTGACGGGACGGTCCGGGCCGAGGGGCGGCACTCGCGACTGCTGAATACAACGGTCGTGTGGTCGATTGCCGATAACGATCTGCAGGCGCTGTCGCTGCCGTCGGCTCGGTCTGAAATTATCAATAAAGCATTGGTCACGATTCACCCGCGGATTGTCGATCCACTCCCGACGACGGTCGTCTACGACCAAGAAGGCACGCCGGAGCTTGCACAGGCTCAGACATTGGTCATACGCGGGTCCTATCGCGATCCCGTGACTGGCGATCCGATCGGCGCGATCGAGATTCAGGATCAGGTCTCTGGCGTGGACTACAACGCAAACGAGAACGCCGACGGGACCGGCATTGATTATCACTCGAACATGATCATCACGGTGGATGCCGGACCGAACAACGCCGACTTTAGCGTGTTCAATGGCAATGCGGCGACGGTCTTCCTGACGGTCAATCGCCTTTTGGGGCGCGGACTCTATGATCGCGCGCCACAAACATTACAGGTCTCAGATAGCGTGAGCATCGCGCAGAACGGCGAGCACTCGATCGAGTTCGACATGCCGTATCAAGCGAGTGCGTTCGTTGGGCAAGGGTTGGCGGACTACATCAACATCCGTTACTCGAGCGGCTTCGCGCAGGTGCGGGCAATTCGTGTCGTCGCGAAGAATGCCACGCTCCTGGCGCATGTCCTCGCGCGGGAGATCAGCGACCTCGTCACGATTACCGAAACGGTCACGGGAGCGGCGAGCAACTTTTTCGTCAATGGGTACGAGAAGGTCTTGACGTCTGCTGGTGTGCTGATTGCCGATTACATCCTGGCGCCAGCGTACGACCCGTTTGCGGGGCTGTATTGGGTACTGGGCACAAGCACGCTTGGGACGAACACCTTACCGGCGCGGTTCTGAGAAGGGCGAGATGCAGACCTATACGGGCATCGTGACTGAAGTCGACTATGGCCTCAAGTTCGGGATGATCCGGTTCGGCGATCGGTTCATTCCGTTTTATTACAAGGGCGACAAGGGGCCAGACGAGGGCGCCCAGATCGTTGTCGCGCAACTCCCGCGGGACGGCGACGCGCTTGAGATTGGCCAGCGGGTCGGCAACGGGCGGGCCTTGTGAGTTGGCATTCCCCGATTACGTGGACGGCGTCGGTGGTCACGGTCGCTCAGTTGAACGAGCAGATCCGCGACAACATGACGATCCTGAAGACGTCGATCAACGACGACGGGACGCTCAAAGCGCCAATGCGTCTCGGCGGTGGCAGTGGGACGAGCACAGCGGCTGGATCGACAAACCTGAACACCCTTGCGCTGAGCGGGTTGACGGCTGAGGACCAGCTCGAGTTTCACGTGACTGCCTCGTGTTTGACGGCGGCTGTGGGGCGTCTGGACATTGCGTCGACGACGGACGCGGTCGTGATCGCGCGGCTGACGCTCGGCGGCACGATGGGGTCAGGTGTCAGCGGCACGTGGATCGTCTTGGTCATGCAAGAGCAATCGGCAGCGACGCAGTACAACGCGACGACGGCTGGTGGGACGACAGGTGGCTCGTGCGACGAGACGCGGCAGAACACTGGGATGACGGCATGGACCGGCTCGTGGTCGGTCTGTCTACAGCACGGCGGGATCAGCGGCGGGACGCTACGGTATCGGTGGTCGGTCTATAAGGTCAACGGGCAGTGAGGTAAGAACCGAGACGGGGGCCGCCATCCGTGAAAGGGAACGGCGACCCCCTGACCGCAGCAGGCACGTATGTAGCACGTGCTCCCACGGCTGAAACGGGAGCCTACTAAATCGAGGAGGACTCGTGTGGCCGAAAGGAGGATGGGCGCTGTGCTCCAGATGGTCGATCAGAACCACCGGATGGCCGAAGAAGGCCACCACCGGTTGCGTACCGACTGGCGCGCACTGGAACGGCGTGTGGAGAGCTTAGAAGCGGCGCGTGTGGCAGCGGATGTGCGTTTCACAAAGATTGAGAGTACGCCTGGAGATGTCACGAAGTTGCAGTTTCCAGCACGGTTCGTCGCCGCGCTCTGCGTGATCTGTGTCGGCTACGGTGCGGGCAACTATGCCATTAGCGCGCGGCTGGAAGCGAACATGATGAAGGCGATCGAACAACAGCAGGCCGCCTTTAAGGAACTCAAAAATCGTGTGGAGTTGTCACAGATCGAGATGAACACATTTAAAGAAAACCTTCTGCGCGATCTTGCAGGAGTTCGGAGACAACCATAGGAGAGACAGCATGTCTAACGGATCAGCGAATTGTTTGCTTCAAGTGTGTTGCGATGAGCCGGCCGCGCGGAAGAAGTTCGCCGAGAAGCTGGCGTCAGACAAGAACATCTCGCAGGAGTACGCCGCGCACTGCGCGGATTGGGTCTACGACCATTTCGACCTCGCTGAGAAAGGGACGCTCCAGCCATTCAAGCAGTCGATCGCGAAGTTGGCGCGCGAGAATCCGTAGACGATGGCGACTGACTCCGCGCGTGTGCCCACGTCGTCGAATCCTGAACGATCAGGGTGGTCACTCGAGACGGCCATTGACCATCTCCTGGCCGTCGTCAATGAGCGACATGCGCGCGTCGTCACGTTAATCGAAGGTAATGACAAGCGGTACGAAGAGCGGTTTTCCGCATCACAGAAAGCCTTAGAACTTGGGCTGGCTGGTCAGAAGTCAGAAATCAGCGCGGCACTGGCGGCAGCGGATCGCGCGGTACTCAAGGCGGAGACCGCTACTGAAAAGCGGTTCGAGAGTGTGAACGAGTTCCGTGGGACGCTCGACCAGCAGCAGCGGACACTGATTCCTCGATCGGAAGTGGACGTGTTGATGCGCGGGCTGGAGGAGAAGATTTTCACCTTGGGGAAATCGCTCGATGAAACCAAGGGCGCGATCGCGGCGATGCAGTCGGAGCGAGCGGG